GGCGAACTGGGAGCGTTGACGGACCACACCACCAGGGACGTATCGGTGGCGGTGTAAGAGTGGAACAGAAGCGATTCGTCGCTGTCGGGGTGCCCCAGCAGCGGGTCCTCAAGGATCGCGATCTGGTAGGGGTCCGCCGGCGAGCAGTTGAACGTGATGTCGTGCTCGTAGACGCCGAGGGTTTCGCTGTAGCCCTGCACGATCAGCAGCGCCGGGTCCGCTGGGAGCCACGAGGGCAGGTTCACCAACTGGATGGTGTCGCCGACTTCGACGTTCAGGACTGCCTGCGTCAGTGTTGGGTTGGAGGTGAACGTCGGGTGGCGCAGGTTCAACGATATCTGCGGGTACCGTTCCCGGTCGGTGGTGCCGATCATCAGCCGCCAGCCGGCCTGGTCGATGGTCTGCGCGTCAGTGCCGAGTGACAGGGAGATGGTGCTTTCGTAGGTTCCCACGCCGCTGGGCGGAGTTGCCGTAGACAGTGCGCCCGACGTAAGCGACGTCCGATAGGAGGACCCGTTGACTCTGGTGACCGTGATCAGGTTCCGGGTGAAGCGGTCATCGTCCTCGGGCGCGAGCGGCGCGGAAAGCTGATGTTGCGCCAAGTCCAGCGTGAGCTTCGGCGTCTGGTTGTACATCGAAACCCGCTGGCGCATCAGCAGCTGGTTCTGATCCCGAGCCTCCAGCAGGATGCCGCCGTCAGTATCCATAACCTCTTGGACCAGCGCCGGGAACGCATCAGGCAGTTGGTAGCCCATGGTGACGGTGGTGTCGGAGAAGACGCTGTCGAAATCGGTTGAGGCGAAGACCCCAGGCTCTTCAAAGCACAGAAGCGCGAACCGGTCGAACGGGGAATCGCCGAGTTGAGCATTGAGGGCGCTCGACAGGTTGAACAGCGATTCATAGTCGTCCTGGTAGGTGATGTGCCCTACCGCGGTGTCGTTGAGGTGGCCGTCGGGGTTGATGACGACGCCGGTGGCCGCCCCGAGCGTTGCCCCGGTAACGGTGTGCTGCATGAAGGTACCGCCGGTGGCCCCCACCGCGAGAATGACGAGGCTGCAGACCACGGTCGATCCTGACTGCACCATCTCCATGGATACGCGGATCGGAGTGTTGTCGAGGCTTGTGAATCCGTAGCCGGTGGCAAACAGCTGAGTACCGGACTTGTCGTATCCGGCGAGTTGGAGCGATCCGTTGTTGAGGACCCCGTACTGCACGTCCAGGCGCGCAACCGTGCCCGTGGTGAACAGGCGCGCAACGACGGCCGTGTCGTAGGCGCCGGTGCTGGGGACACCCAACAGGAAACGCAGCACGTTAGCGGGGTTAGCGGCACCGCCGATGGTGTCCGCTGGAATGGCACCGGTCCACGTACTGCCCGAGAGCAGCGGAAGCGGACTGGAGCAGATGAAGCCGCTGAACGACGCGAGCTGTGGAAGCGTCTGCCCCGACAGGACCATTGGACCTGTTGCCGGGCTGACGAACACAGGTATCGAGGCCAGCGACGTGGAGTTCGCTCCGTCCTCGCACGGCCAATACGCCAAGCAGTTCGAGATGCCGATTCCGAGACTGACGGAGCGGTAGAACGCCGAGTATGCGGTGGGACTGCCCTGGTTGAGCCGGCGCAAGACCCCGGAGGCCTGGATCGGGGTGTGGACGTCGGTGCCGGAGATTTCGGTTGTGGTGGGCCAGGACGGTACTTCGCCCCAGAACCGGTAGTAGGGGGTGTCGGATCCGTTGACTTTTCGCGAGATGCGGATCGGGGTGTTGCGTCCGATCAGTCCGTACCAGAAGCCGACAGCGTTGCGGGGGGAGAAGCGCCCGTCCCTGTTGTTCAGCGTCAAGGCGGCGGACTGCGGCTGGGGCTGCGTCGTCTCGTCGGATCGACCCCGAGTGACCTGGATCTTGTCGCGGTAGTAGACGTACCGCGAGATGTCCGTCCACACCTCGTAGATCGGGTCGAAGCAGATCTCGACGGTGAGCCCGATTGGTCCGGCCGGGCCGGTGTCGAATGGCTGGCCGGCCGGGTTCATGGGGCTCGGGGTGTTACGTCGCCACCGCGAACCCCATGATGACAAATGTGCTGCGGTGTTGGTCACAGCACCCCCGTTGCGCTTCGGCTACCTCGGGCGCCGGTTTTGGCTCTGCTCGAGCCGTGTTGCCCACCGCACATTTCCCGGCTCGTAGTTGCCGTTGACGTCGATGCGGTCGAGTGTCAGCCCCTTAGGGCGCTCTCCGATGAGGGAAACAATTTCTGGGATGAACACCGCAACCTGAAGCCATGGCCCGTACACCTGTATGCCGCGACCGCCGTAGCAGTGGTAGTCCCGACTGGTTGGATTGGTACAACGGGCAACCATGCGCGTCCAGGTGCCATACAGCTCGTGACTTGAAAGGCCGTGGGTGCGGTTCTTTTTCCCTCTGCTGCTAGTAGTTTCACGCCGGAGGCATCCGCAGGAGAGCACCGCCTTCGCCACCAGGTGAATAGCCTTGGCGTTGATTTCAGTGCCGCAATCGCATCGGCACTTGATTGCCGATCTGGCGGGGGTATCAAGCACGGTCAGGCGGCCAAAGCGGTCCCCGGGTGCGATGGCTACGTTACGTTGCAGGCATCCGCAAGATCGCGATTTGCCCTGGCGTAGGTTGCCAACACGCACGGACCGTTCGGTGCCACAGGCACATCGACATCTCGCTACTTTGCTGGAGATGATCTCGACAACGGTCCAACGTTCGTACTCCTCGCCAATGCGGACGGCCATGAACATAGCCTAGCAGGTGGCTATCAGATTATTCGTCCCAGCAGAGCCAGCACGTCATGTTCACGGCCGCCGCAAATGTCACCCTGACGCGAAGGAACTTTGACACTGCAATGATGGGGCGTTCGTCGAGTACCCATTGGTAGTCGAACGTGGTTGGCACCGTACCCGCCGTCGGTGGAATCTGATCGAAATCGAGTAGGCGCGTGGCCGTCGTCGAGTTTTCAGCCGTGGCGGTATAGCCGGTCGCTGATGTTCCCAGGGTCATCAGTGATGCTGGTGCATTTGGGTCCAGCGGCACAACCCCCGATGCCACGTGCGCGGTGACGGTCGCGGCAACGTCGGTCTGGATGAGTTCAATGACGCCACCAGTTGACCCGGGCACGGCCGACATGGAATAGCCCCACGAAATGAGTTGGCACTGCCGTGTTGACGGCGTCGCCAACTGAAGCATTGTTTTGATGGTCGTGCCCGTAGTGACTGGCGTGGGCGCCGCAGTGGTCACCATGGGCGAGTTGAACGTCTTATACCGATGGATGGTGATCACTTACCAATCTGGCTTAGACGGCATGGCTAGAAGCTTTGCCCGAGCATCTTCTGAACCGAATGGGGGTCAGACCCATAGCGAATGCGGATGTTCTTGCGCAGCCACGTCAGGAATTCGTCGCCAGCGTTGCCGCCGACCCACTCGACGAGGAGCGCCACGCCGGTCGCGCCTGAGGCCAGAGCGCCCGAACTGGCCATTGCCTGCGCGTTGGCATGGGGAATCACGGTTGTGCCGTCCGGCAGGCGCAGCGGCTCCCAGCCGCCGTCGCCGATGACCGCAGCCAAACCGCCCCTACCGAGGGGCCCGCCGATCGCCCTGAACGGACCGATCGACGGAACGCCGACAGTGACGGAGTCGACGTTGATGCCGTCAGTGAACGGGATCGGGATGTGGAAGCTCGGCGTCGAGAAGTGCAAGGAGTTCCAGGCCCCGGCGATGCCGTTAAGGGCGACGAGAAATTCCTGCTTAACCCAGGCCCAAAGCCCCGAGCCAGCCCTGGCCGCGCGCCCCGGCAGGCCCTCGACCAGCCTGACCAGGCTGTCGGCTTGCTGGCCCACCCATCCGTAGGCCTCGTTGATCTTGTCCTTGATCCAGTCCCACATGTGGCCGCCCGCCGACAGCAGGCGCCCCGGCAGGAGCTTGACGAAGCCGACGATGTCGTTCCAGTGGCCGATGATCAGGGACGTTCCGAGAGTGAACGGTGCGAGCAGTTCCGGCCACCACGTCTTCACGAACCCGAGGAAGGCATCGAAGTGGTCCCACACGTACTTGACTCCGAGCGCCACTCCGATCAGCGCGCCCGTGATCAGCACGACTGGGCTCTGCAGGGCCAGAAAGGCAAGGGCTGCCAGGGTAAGAACCTTCACCAACGGCACTAGCCATGCCTGATTGCGCTGGATGAAGTCGGCAACAGACTGCAGCAGCGGCGCCACAAGCATCAGAGCCCCCGCGAGACCCTGCGCAAGCATCGTGATCACCGGCGACAAAGTGATGACGATCTTGGCAAGGGATGCGCCGACCGACTGCAACGCTTGCGCAACCTGCGGCGACGCCAAAACCTGAGCCGCTGGCGCCAGTGCTGTTGCAAGCGCGCCAGCGATAGTGCCGACCGGGCCGGCCAGGTTGGAGATCAACGTCCCCAAGCTTTGAAACAGCGTCCCCGCTCCCTGACCGCTGGTTACCAGGTTCTGCAGAAGCGACGGGATGCCGGACGTCATCAACGCCTTAAATCCGCCGGCCAGCCCCTCCACGATCGGGCCGGCATTCTGTACCGCATCTACGACGCCCTGGACCATCGGCACAACACCGCTGGAGAAGATCTGCGCCGCCTTCAGCCCGTCGTCGAAGATCTGACCCAAATTGCCGCGGAACGCAGGGTCCTGAAGCAACTGCCCGAACTGCGTCGCAACGCCGCCAATCAGCTTGCCCATCTGCCCGATCGCGGTGTTGATCCCGGGCATCGCAGCACTGATTCCGGCCAGCAGCGGCATGAAACCCGGCAGGATCGATGTCTGAGCCGTGTCCTTCAGCTGCGCGAAGCCGCCCTTCATGGACAGCAACTGATTAACAAAAGCACGGCCGGCGGGCGTTAAATTGGCCATATCCTGCGCGAACTTGTTAACCGCCGCGCCACCGGTCGACGCTGCCGCTGCAGCAGCCAGCGCCTGCTCCGTTTGCGTGTCCTTGAGGTTTTGGACAGCCTTTTGGACAGCCTCGGCCGAATCTGCCTGCTGCTGCGCCGCGGCCTGCACTGCGCGAGCGAGGCCGGTTTGCGCGTCCTTCTGCGCCAGCGCCGCGTCCTTCACGCCGTGCTGCGCTGAGGCGACACCTTCGGTGGCCTTCTGTACGGCGTTCTGCGCCGAGACGACACCCTGCATGCCGTCGATGCCCGATTTGTTAGCCGCGTCGGCCTGTTGCTGCGCCTCAACCTGGTGCTGCTGCGCATCAATCAGTGCCTGCTGGGCGGACGCCAAATCGAGCGCGGCCTGCTTCTTCTGGTCGTCCGTCGACAGGCTGCTGCTCGTGGTCTGTGCGAGCTTCTCGCGGGCCTGTGTGAGATTCAGCTCGGCCTGCTGGACTGCGATGTTCGCGTCCGCGGCGCTGTTGTTCAGATCCTTCTGCTGGTTCGCCGCGTCCAGCTGCGCCTGGGTCAAGGCCTTCTGTGCGTCCATCAACGACTTCTCAGAGTCGGTGAGGGTCTGGTTGGCCTGCTGCAGGCTGTATGCGGACTGGGCGACGCGTTCCTGTGCCGAGTAGATCTGGTCCGCGGAGGACTGCGCAGCCCTCGCGGCCTGCTTCTTCGCGTCCGTGATCGCCTGCTCCGCGTTGCGGATAGCGACCGCGTTGGAGAATGCCGTCTGTGCGAGTTGCGCACCGGACTGGCCGCTTGCGGTGGACTGCTGGCCGTAGTCCTTCAGCGCCGAAACCACGCCGCCGAAACCCAGCGTCATCGCGCCGGCACCGACGACCACGGCGGCCGTGACTGCGGGGATGGCTGCCAGCGCCGGCGCGAGCGAAAGTGCTCCGGCGATGAGCCCGGCCATCTTCAGAGATGCGAGACTGAATCCGTTGCTGGATTCAGCGGCCTTCTTCCCGGCATTGTCGAGCGGCGGCTCAAGATCGGATACCGCCGCTCGTAGAGCCCGTGACCCGGACTCCATCGACGTGAAAGACTGCCGAAGCGCCCGGTCGGCATCCTCGGAGACCCGGGCGCCTTCGTCCATCGCCTTGCGGAACTCGGTCTCGAAGTCGTCCGCGGCCTCAGCTGCTGGCTTGAGTTCCTCGGAAGCCGCCCGCAGAGCTCGTATCCCGGTCTGCATCGCGGTGAACGACTGGTTCATCGCCTTGCTGGCTTCTTCGGCGTGCTTCTCGCCCTCTGCAAAGGATGCAAGGAGTTCAGCCTCGAACTTGTCGGCGTCGACCTCGACCGGGACTTTGATCGGGTTGGGCTTCACCGCCTTGGTCTTGGCCGCAACTTCAGCCTCGAGCTTGGCTGCGTCGCCTTCGATCGGCGCCTTGATCGGTTCGGGCGCGACGTGTTCGACGTCGTTCTTTACGTCCTGCTCGAGTTCGCTGGCATCAGCCTCGACCGGGACCGTGATCGGGCTGCCCTTGTCGGCCTTGAGCGCCGAGGCAAGATCCCGCTCAAGCCTGGAAGCGTCACCCTCAATCGGGACCTGGATGGCTGCGCCACCGGCGTTCCCGCCGCTTTGGGCCTCCGCGCGGGCCTTTGCCGCGATGGCCGCGATCTCAGCGGTCGCCTGGTCCTTGACCTTGACGACAATTTCGATCTCATTGCTGATCGCCGCCACCCCTCTCGGGTGTCAGCTCTCAGCCTCGGGCCGCTTACACATCGCTTCGATCTTCACCAGGCGCAGGAACTCCGGGTCCTCGTCCATCAGCGACGAGTAGGTGTAGCCGGGGAACTCACGCAGCAGCCCGCAGATCGTCCGGGCCTGCGTTAACTCGCGAGGCGCTCCGGGATCGCCTCCATCCGGATCATCGACAAATCCGTAGTCGACGAACTGTTGGAGGCGTGCGGCAAAGGGCCGGCGATGTCGACCTGCGCCTTCTGCCAGGCGGCGGCGATCATCTGAATGTGCCGGATCTCCAGCGACTTCAGCCCTTCGAGGTTCGGCGCGACGGGCTGGTCGTTGTCGTCCTCGAGGTTCCAGCTGACGATGTGGTCGGCCAGGTCCTGGTACTGCGACATGGCAAGCTCGATGTCTTCTGGCGTCGCGTTCTCATCTGTGACGCCATGGAGCTGGGCGACGGCGAAGACGTCTCGAAGCTTGCCGCCGGTCATGCGAACTTCGAGCCCGTCAAGCTCGGTGCCCTCGAAGTCGAGGCGGTAGGTGGTCTTCGGGACCTTGAAGCCCTTCGACATGCCTACTCCTACGACCACGTAGGGA